GGGCGTCCCCCGTCCTCATTTTTCTTCCCATTTCCGCAAAAAAACTCTTGCAATCTCCGCAAACATCGACTATAATATCCCCGTTGACAGGTATGCACCTTTAGCTCAGCTGGTAGAGCACCTGACTCTTAATCAGGGTGTCCAGGGTTCGAGTCCCTGAAGGTGTACCAGTAGAGATTCACCGACCCAATCGCCGGTGATTTTCTATACGGCCCGTTGGTCAAGTGGTTAAGACAGAGGCCTCTCACGCCTTTAACATCGGTTCGAATCCGGTACGGGTCACCACAAAAAAGACACACGCTCGTGTGTCTTTTTTCTTTATGCTTGCAATCTCATAAACACAGTGGTATACTATGTTTATCAAAGCGCAGGAAAGGAAGTCCCCTTATGCTTGTTTCTACCAAAGGCCGCTACGCCCTCCGCGTCATGCTGGAGCTGGCGCAGAGCGACCCCAACACGTATTTGGCTCTGCCCGTGATCGCCGAAAAGCAGGGTATCTCCGAGAAATACTCCGAGAGCATCATCGCCGTGCTGTCCCGTGCCGGTCTTGTGGACGGGCTGCGGGGCAAGGGCGGCGGCTACCGGCTGAACCGCCCGGCGGCGGACTACTCCGTGGGCGAGATCCTGCGGCTGACGGAGGGCTCGCTGGCTCCCGTCACGTGCTTGGAGGGCGAGGAGAACACCTGCCCCCGTGCCGGGCAGTGCACCACCCTCCCCATGTGGGAAAAGCTGAACGGCATCATCAACGACTATCTGGACGGCGTGTCCCTGTCCGACCTGCTGGCGCAGACCGGCGGCGAGAAGATCTGACCCCCAATGAAAACTCCCGAACCATTTGGTTCGGGAGTTTTTTATGCGCCGCACTTCAGCTCTGCTTGTTGTCCTTCTTGCCGCTGTCGGGCTTGGAGGTATCCGTCTTGGCACTATCGGTCTTGCTGTCGGTGCCGTCGGTCTTGTTCGTCACGGTGGTGCCCGTCACCGCATCCTTGTCCAGAATACGATCCGGCGTCACACCGGCGGCCTCCGCCTCCTCCTTCGTCATAACGACGGGGGCGGCGGTGTCCTCCACCATCTTCGCCATCAGCAGATAGCGGTGGTAGTCGTCGCCGTTCTTACACACGGAAAGCACCATCACCTTGTCACCGGCGGTGGGCAGGTTCTTCTTGTCCACGTTCACGCAGCCCTCGGCACTGTAAAAGGCGTTCTGCTCCGTATCGCTCTTGTACTTGGGGTCACCGGCGGCCTTGCCGAGAGCCTCAAAGAACGCGTTGAACACCTTGTCGTCCGTGAAGTCGTGGTAGTACAGGATGTGGCTGGTATCATAGGGGATGCATGCGAAGAACTTATAGGTCAGCTGACGGCCCGGCTGATAGATGTACATCACGGCGTTGTCGTCGAACTTCAGCGTCTCGCCGTAGCTCTGCAAACCGCCGAACATGGAGCGGTTCGCCATGTTGTGCCCGTAGATGATCGTCACGGGATCGCTGAGGTCGGACTTGTTGTAGTACGCCTGGATATACAGGGAGCCCGCCTTGTTGGTCACGCCGTCCAGATCGCGATTCAGATAATAGTCGTCGTCATACCCGGTGTTGCTCTTGGTGGATTTGGGGCTCTGCGCCAGATAGTGACCCTTGCTGATAGCGCACTGGGTCGCGTTGGGCACCTGAATGAACCCGATCACATCCGGGTACTTCTTCTCGTCAAAGCTGATCCCCTCCGGCAGCTCAATAGGCTCCGGCTGCACGATGACCCCGTCCTCATTGGTATCATCGTCCTGCTCCTTCTTATCGCCGCAGCCCACCAGCACGGCGGAGCACAGCGTCAGCAGAGCCATTACCAGCGCAAGGCGGCGCAAAAGGTGTCTCTTTATCTTCTCCATTGCTTCTCCTTTCCCACGGCTCCCTCTGTCAGCGAGCCGCTGCGGCGTTTCCGCCGCTTCGCAATTTTCCCTCCGTATGATACCACACGCCGCCCCTCAATGCAAGCACTTTTCCCCGCGCCCTCAGGCAAGGGTCATGCCGTACCCGCTGAACAGTCTCTCGAACCGCTGCCGCTGGGCGGGTGTCATACGTGCGGTGTACCGCGACGCCAGGCTTTGCGCCAGATCCCCGTTCCCGCGCTTCAGATAGTTCTGCACTGCGCGCTGCAAACTGTCTGCCGCCGTGGAGCTAAGGCTCTCACCGCCGCTGGTGCCGTCCCCGCTGTCTGTAAGACGTGCGCCGGAGGCGGAAAGTTTCCTCTCCTGCTCCGCCTTGTCGGAAAAATGATTCAGCAGCGTCTGGTACAGCTTTCTGTCGCCGCTGTCCGCGCTCTCGTACTCGTCCTGCGCCGCCGCCAGCAGCTTCTGCCAGTCGGCGCGCTCGTTCTGATAGCGGGCGTAGTCGTTCTTCTCCCGCTGGGACAGCATACTGTACTGATCCGCCAACGCCTGCCCCTCCTGCCGGTACTCCGCCAACGCCGCCTGCCGCAGCTCCGGCACAAGAGCCGCCAGCTCCTGCAAATAGCCATTGTACGCCTGCTGTCCCGCGCTCTGGGCATAGCTGGAGCCGTACCCGCCGGTGAGGGATGCCGCCTTCCCCAACGTGTCCTCCATAGCCGCCGCGCCCTTTGCGGCGTACAGCTTTGCGTACCGGCGGTACGCCTCGTCCTCCTCCGGGTCGTAGTCGAACGCCTCACGTCCCGCGATCTGGTCGTACAGCTCCTGCAGCTTCTCCTCGAACCGGGACTGGTACGCCCCCGGCTCCATGGCGGCCACGCTGTCCCGGTACGCCCGCGCCGCCGTCACCTCGTCCGAGGGCGTATAGCCCTGCTCCAGCTCCCGCAGCCGCCGCGCCGTGCCCGCCGTCACCTCTGCGCGGGGCGTGCTCTCCGCCGCCGTCACGAAGGTGCCCTGCGCCGTCGGCGTAAGCTGCGGCTCCTGCACCGCCGCCGCGGACAGCAGGCTGCCCCACGTCTCGTCACCGGCGATGCCGTCCACCATGGTCAGTCCGTTTTTCTTCTGATAGTCCCGCACGGCACTTCTCGTCTTTTTGCCGAAGATACCGTCCTCGGCAAGACCGTACCCTCGCTTGTTCAGCTCATTTTGCAGCTGCCGCACCGCGCTGCCCTGCGAGCCGTAAGCCACCATCGTGTATGTCGATGCCATCTCTCGTCCTCCCCTTATCTTATGTCACGCGCCGCCAGCCGTACACACCGGCGATCCCCGTCTCCACGCTCTGCCATGAGGTGGTGCCGATGTCCGGCGGAGCCGCGCTGTCCGTCAGACGCACGCTGCCCACCGGGAACACCGCCGCCTCCAAGGGCTGTCCGTTCACCGTCAGCCCGCCGGATACCGCCACATCGCCGTAAAACACCGCCGGCCACGCGCACTCCAGCCCCGCCGTCTCGCTGTACTTGCCGAAGGCCGCGCCCTTTCCACCGCTGTGCAGGTGCAGTGTCACCTGACTGGTGGAGGCGGTGTAGCGCACCGTGCGTATATGCCCCACCGTGTCTCTGGCACTCAGCTCCACCTCGTAGGAGGTCGTGGGGCTCAGCCCGCCGCCCAGCAGCTGCTCCAAGCCGCCCAGCAGCTCCGTATAGCCGCTCCACGCGCCCCCCATGGGGCGGAATCGCGCCCGGATCTGCACGCTGTTCCGCGTCTGTATCTGCGAGCACGCGGCGGCGCACTTCACCTTCAAATAGGCTCCGTCGTCCTGCGGCGTGCCATCAATGCCGCACCGCACCACCGCCGAGGCAGTGATGACCGGTGGATGGTACTCCCACACCGTCACCGCCTCGCCCTGCACCGTCACCGACCTCCCGCGGCTGTCCGTCACCGTCACCGTGGGCACCAGTATGCCGCTGACGCCGATAAGCCCCGTGGTGCCGCTGCTCCCGGCAAGCTCCTGCCCGCCGAAGCGGAACCGGCACGTGCGGATGGACGCACCGCCCTGCCCGCTGGCGGTGACCGTGTACTCCAGCCGGCTCACGCCCTGTATGCACAGTCCCCAGTCCCGCACCGCCGCGTCGTCGTTGACCACCGACACCTGCAAGGTCGCCACGGGGCGCATACTCTCCGGCACATAGGCGGTAAACGGCGCACGGAGCGTGCCCACCAGCGTCCCGCCGCTGTACACCTTCACCGTCACGGTGCCGCTCGCCCATGTGGACGCCGTGATCTGATGCGCCAGGCTCTCCGGCACCGTCCACTGGTACACCACGCGCCCGCTGCTGCTGCTCACCGTCCGCAGATCGCCGATGCTCCCGGAGGCGGTGCCCAGCGCGTAGGTACACACGAAGCTGTACCCGTACCCCGGTCTTGTGATGGTCAGCGTCCCCGTCTGACCCACCACCGCATCTCCCGCCGTCAGGGAGAAATCCCCGATGGACTCCGCCCGCTCCACCGGCAGCGCGTAGCCGTAGCTGTCGTCGCGGGTGGAGCCGGAGCCGCTGTACAGCCGTATGGTCAGCGGCGCGGAGCCGGACGCCCCCGCCGCCGTCACCCAGCCGCTGTCGTACTCGATGCTGCTGCTCCACCGGTTGGGCGACGCCGCCTTCAGCGTGTACCCGCTGCTGACGCAGCTCCCGTCCACATACACCGACAGATAGATAGGGTATCCGAAGTACGAAGCCCCCGTCAGCGGCTCCACCGTCACATAGATCCGGTACTGCATGGCACTCCCGCTGCGGCGGCTATCGTAGCCGAACCGCACTCCGATCCGCGGCGTTCCGCCCCACTGGATGCTGTCCAATGCCGTATAGCTCACTTACTCACCCTCCGATCCACCGGAAGGCCAGTCCGCCCTCCGCCGCCTCCACGCTCCACTCGCCGATACAGACGGTGCCCAGTACCGTGATGTCGGTGATGTACAGCTGGTTGTTGGACACATACGCCACCTCCGTGGCGTCCTGCCAGAAGGACAGCCGCGTGGCGGTGAACACCGCCCGGAAGTTGCTCTGCTCCACCACCTTCTGTCCGTCCACCTCCCGGCACATAAGCCCCTGTCCCACCGCCACGCCGTACACCGGCATGTCGTTGTCGTAGTACACGATACCCGTGCGGATGTACCCCTCCGTGTCCACCTTGTAGTGGGCAAAGGCGGCGTCCACCGCCTCCACGTCGGCGCGCAGGTCGGAGAAAAAGCTGTAATACTGCGTCACCGCCTCCGGATTCGCCTCCAGATACGCACTCAGCCTCGCCACGTAGCTGCCGAAATCGGAGCTTGCCACGTACTCCTCCTCCAGCCTCGCCGTCAGCTCCTCCGTGACCTTCTTCACCTGCTCCGCCGTCTTGACGATCATGCTCCGCAGCGTGTCGTACTGCTCCTGCGCCGCCGCGGTGTCCCTGTTCCCGGTGTACCGTCCCGCCTGCCGCTGGGCGGAGGCGGTCCCCGCGCCGCCGCCCAGCTCCTCCAGCTGTCCCAACGCCAGATTCAGCTGCTGGCTCATCTGCACCAGATAGAGATACTGCTGCGTCACCTGCTCCTGCACCGACCCCGCCGGTGCCATGGGCATGGGAAGTGTACTCACAGCCTCTCACTTCCCTTCTCATACACCGCCGCCGCGCTGTACAGGCGGCAGCCGCCCTTGCCCGTCAGCTTCAGCCGCAGCTGTCCGCATCGGTGGGGACGCAGATACAGCACCGCGCCGCGGGTCTGCTCCTCCGTCCCCGTCACGCTGCCCACCTGCTCCCACGCGCCGCCGTCGTAGCTGATATACGCCTTCACCGCCGCACCCGTCTCCAAGCGCAGCCGCAGCTCCAGCCGCACAAGGTACTTGTGCTCCGGCGTATACATTCCCAGCTCTCCGCTCTGCACGCTCCACGCAACGGCACTCTCCTTCTGCCCCACGCTCCCGCTGCTGTCCAGCAGCATACCGTCCCGGCGCAGCAGCAGCATGTGCCCGTTCTTCCGTGCAAAGCCCACCACCTCCGTGGCGTCCTGCCGGTGCCACAGCTTCCTCTGGGTGTCGTATACCAGCAGCTCGAAGTCCCCCTCTGCGTCCTTGGCGGACAGCCAGTACCGCCCGCTCTCGCCGCCGCCTGTGCCGCCCACGTACCGGTTCTCCCCCAGCGCGCGGGATACGCACACCGGCATACTGCCGTCAAAGGCATACACCCCGTCGTTTCCCAGGTAGTACACCACGCCGTCCGCCACGGCGACGGTGCGACCCGCGCCCTTTCGCACGCCGGTGCACGCCACCGTCACGATCTGGTGCCCGCCGCCCGCCGC